GACTTTGATGACTTAAACGTGTTGAAGGGCTTTGATGACTTTGATGAGTTTATTAGCTTCCTAAGTAATTTAATTACTGATAGGAAGAGTTCTACGAAGCCTTATAGTAGGATTACTATTGTTTTGAACGACTTTATCGGCGCAACCAATATTAAGGTTTCAGAGATAGATATGTTGTTTACAATGGGTAGGCATCTATTAATCAATGTAGTGTTGATTACACAGGCACTAACTACAGTTTTGAAGCCTATTTACAGGACTAATATGACTCATCTGGCAGTAACTAAAATCACTGATAGTGATGTTGAAAAGGCCTATGAATTTGCAAGCGGTTTTAAGGGTAAAAAAGAATTTATTAAGTTTCTGAAGAGTAATATGGTTAACTACAATGTTATACTATTCGAAGAGAGTTATGAGTCAAAGGTTCGAATCATACGAACTTGTAAGTAATTTGATAATTCGGCGGTTTATCATCAAGAAAATCCACGGACTCGATGACTGTGTCGACAATTTTAGGAACCTCTAGATAGTTGATATCGTAATTTAGAGATACTCGCGACCTCTCACGGATATGGTCTGAAATGATGATTTCAACATGCTGAAGCTTGAGGTTAAGGGAAAGGATCTTTTCAGCCTCGTCAGCATCGATGGGAGTATTCACGGTTGTAGTCTGATAAATCTTCATGGCTATATATTCCATATATTTTTAAAAAATAAATTATTGAATGATGGATCTGAAGTACTCTAGGTATAGTAAGATCTTATTTAGATGGTTATCGGGTAGTTCTGTATTCATATACTTACAGAACTGTTCTCGTACAAAATCCTCGTCATCATCATACTTGGGGATTTCAACATTAAACAGGTAGTATAGGTGTAGTAGGCTGAAGTTCTTGAAGGATTCTGTAAGTTGTGTAGATACACCTACTTCTTGTTCAAGAAAGTTTACGAAATTTACCCACTTCTGCTGAACGTCGTCCATTACTATATATTTACAAAAATAAATGTAAATTTTTGTAAATTAATATTAATTATGGAAAATCTTTTTATATATATAAACATGGACGAGCTAGATATTGTTGATGTAGACCCATCTAACTTTGAAGAGCTTATCACTGAGGTTACCGATGAGGTTGTTGATAAACCTGAGGAAGTTGTAGAAAAGCCTAAAAAGGAAAAGAAAGCGAAATGTTGAGCAATACCCTTCAATATTCTTTGGCTTCGGTCAATGATTCGAAAGAGGTAGATTCAACAACCTTTGAAAAATATCTTTTGGCCGGAATGGGAGTACAACGATTAAACTATGAATACCACCCTGAATTACAGCGCAAAGACGTTATTTTCCGTGACGTAAATCTTTATTCCCTGTTCTTTAACGGAGATATTGAGGACGTAAGAGGGTTTGATCTTCGGACTATTGGGCGGCTGATGGACTTAACCCTTGATGAATTGGTTCTTTACTTCGGAAAGACACCGGCCAGAGAAGCCAAACTGAAAGAAATTTACCGGGCAATGGCTTACGATAACTTTCCGGTTCAATACGCGCTCGATCCTGAACAACATTATTCAAAAGACTTTTACATTCCTGTTGATATTTCGAAATGCCGGGTTATTGAATGTTGGGAGAAAAGAGTAGTACCACAAATGTATGTACACGATTGGATGGACGGACAAGAATACTACACTGATTGGACTCAAAGTGATTTGAACGCTTTGAACGCTGACAGGATCGCTAAATTTGCATCATTCGGAACACCTGAAGAAGAAGTACCATTGATGGAAGGAAGTCCTGAAAACGTCCAGAAATGGTTTTATACCTACTATTCACCCTACGGGCATATTTTGGAAGAAGGCGAAAGTCCGTTTAAACATGGTTCGCACCCATTTGTATTCTATATTCACAAAATTTCGGACGGTAAAATATCTGGTTTGGGTTCTGACTTGATCGACACCCAACGGCAGTTAAACCGCTTGAATATCCTAAATGACCGCATCCTTGCAAGTTCTACCAAAAATACTTTGGTAATTGATAAAAACTCAATGGACGGACAAACCAAAGAAGAAATTGGCGATGATTTCAAAGAAGCCGGAGGAATTGTAGTTCTGGACATGGACAAAGGCCGTACCACCCCACCAATTGAAATTAAAGGCTCAATCGGTAATTTGGGTATTTCTGAAATGATTCAGCTTTACATGAAGTATATGCAGGAAATTTCGGGAGTTCACCCGGCCATGCAGGGACAAGTAGCACAGTCGGGAACTTCGGGCAAACTTTACCAACAGCAAGCGCAGAACAGTACCCTTAATTCAAAGGATATTATGGATTCATTTGCAGCCGGACAACGAAGAAGGGATATGAAACTACTGAAAACAATTCAGCAGTACTACGACAAGCCGATAATGATAGCCATTGCCGGAAAAAGTTACACCGAAACCGCACAGTTGTACGATCCTGAAAAGATTAAAAACCTGGAGTTTGATTTGACTTTAGGGCAAACAAGCGATTCACCTGTTTACCGAAGTATGATTGACGATCAGTTATTCCAATTATTACAGGGTGGCATGATTGACCTTGAACTTTTTCTCGAAAATACTTCAACTCCCTTTAGTTCCAACCTTCTCGAAAGTATCAGAAACCGCAAACGTGAAGCAGAAACAAATCCACAGGCAGCAGTTATGGGACTTTCTCAGGACGTACAAAATGCAGGAGTACAAGCAAATCAACAGGTAGTCGATCAGACTTATCAGGGAATGAAAAGAGCATAGTTTGAAAAGCAGATAAGCAAAAACCCCGATCGGACTGATCGGGGTTTTTGCTTTATTTAAACTCTACAAATTTTATCATACTAGGATAAAGGATAATCCATGTATCAATCAATGGTTGTGAAAACATAGGGTAATTTCCCTTTGAAATTCCAATAAGATACCTTCCACCCCCTAAATGCCTTACAGAGCATTCATTGTGTACTATACCTTTGTGACAACCTTCTTTCTGAATTAACTCACCATTTTTGGTAGGATAATATGATTTTCCACCAATATCAACAAGCCTTTTTATTTTTCTTCGTTTATACCACATGGGTTATCTTAAAATTAGTTCGTAATTACCTGAAGATTAACTGAAAATTACTTTTGGGTTACTTTCTTTTGAGGATAAGCGGTAAAATCAGCAGCACTATTCATAGTGATTGCATCTACGTTCTTTTTATAGACACCAACCTTTTTTAATTGGCGTACTTCTTTGGTGGATTGAACGACAAAGGTAATTTCAGTACTTCGGACTACGTGAACCGGACGATTCTCAATATCTGCCCTTTTTTGAGCAATTTTCTTTGCTTTAATAAAAGCACGTTTCCGCAGCCACAACTTCCATTCACCAGACAGTAATGCCGGAAATAGTGTGATCGCTTCAATATTTGCTCTTTTACTTTCGGCTTCCCGATAGTCATTAAGAACCCTTCCGGCATAAATATTCATTGCTGACTGTATTGCGTTATTTTGAGAAGAATCAAAAGTTACATTGAACTTTGATTTCTCACTTGCTAGAATACTGAATAGTACATTGTTCATAAATTCCAAATATTTAAGTTTATTATTTTAATCAACCACCCATTAATACCCATACATGGCTCAATCATTTCTTTTTCCCTGAGTTCTTTAATATCTTCATTAAAGCTTTCTCCAATGTCGTACCTAGTCCAAGAAAGGGAATAATAAGGCCAATGAGTCTTAATATATCGTTCGCGGAGAAAAGTTTCAGTTTTATTCACGGTTTTCGGTCATTTCTTCCAATTCATCAAACTCAACTTTATCAACCAATACCGGAGGATACTTTGAGTTGATATGAGCGCGAATAATAGCAGCATCCATAATGGTAAACTTCGCTTTCTTCCGGCTAAAGTCTTTTGTAGTCAGAATGATAGTTTCTACCTGTTCGTTGTTAAATCCTAGTCCTACGGTCTGAAAAGCTAATTTCAGATAATCAATGTGGTCTTGTAGTGTCATAGTTCTATTTTTAGTTCTTTACCTGTTGCCCAATAAATATAATTCTGCATTTCGTGAACGAATAGCCAATGTTTCAATACTTCAGTCAATTGCACACGATCAATATTTTTAACGTGAATTTCACCGATTCCGATTCCTTCAACTTCGCGGACATAGTTTACCCGGTTATCTTTCCTATATACATACACATCGTTCCAGATTACATAGGCTACTTTTGCAATACCTATTTCACAACGAACCCAATTACCTTTTCTTAAATCGTCTGTATTAATCATGGTTTAATTGAATTTTCAACGTATGCAGAAGCAATGCAAATTACTTTTGATGGAATTGTGAACTTCTCAGCAACTTCCAAAGCATTTACTATGACATTTTTTGATACAGCAACAAATCTTTGGTTGTTTTCCCAATCAAATAAGATATTTCCAACTGCAAATTCCGTATCATATGTTCCGGTAAAATTTACCCTAACTGCTAATTGATTTCGTTTTACATGATTAAAACCTTCTTCATCAGTCCATTTTATCGTTCTTCTAATTGGAACGACCGAAAGCGAAATATTCACAGGTTTTAACACTATTGGATTTATATTTTGTCGATTGCTTTTTTCAAGTTCCTCTAATCTGATTTGAAATTTTGACTTTTGTAATGGTTTCATAGGTATAGTTTTAGAATGATGAATGTGATCTATGCTTAACTTCTCTCCTGTATGATTCCTGTTTTCTTAATCGGGGTAATGGCATTACATTAATTGCAATATGCAGTCCGATTGCAGTAGTGATACACTGGTCGTCATGCGATCCATCCACCGCACCGACAGTACCATTCTGCTTAATTTCATAAACGTCCATTTCAGAACAGTTTCTTTCGTCATACTCAATGTAGCAGTACCCATCCTGAACGTCACGATCTTTATTCATTCGCTCTCTGGCGCAAGATTTAAGTGCATCGAGGGCAAGTCCTTTTGATTTTTTGTTGGTATGCCAACCGTATTTCGGAACAAAGTCATTTCCAACCTTTTCAGGATCATTCCTGATATAGATATTTCGGTAATAATCTTTGATCGAATCAAGTATGGTTTGAAAGTGTTCTCCATCTTCTTGTTTTTCCATACTGTTATCTTCGGGGGCAAATAGCGCATTATCGTATGCTTTGGCTATCTGAATACCTTTGGTTGCTAAAAGGTCGTGGTCGCAATGTCCCTTCCATGTTAGTATCGCTTTCGGATCGCCACCGGTCAACATCGGGAGACGGTCAATAACCCGAATAATTGAATAGTCGGCTTTATCGGTATTTCCTCCTAAATCCATTGGAACTACATAACGGAAATCATATTGATTTTCTAAGTCCGGCATTTCCCATATCCAAAGGTTACCACGTTCGTTCGGTTCAAATCTTATATTAGTCAATGCTTTCTCTCCAAGTGTTGAATCTCCAACTACTTCACCCTTAAAAATTGGTTCTTTATTGTCCTGACGAAGTGCCAAAACATACTCTTGTGGAAAATACCTGTTGCCTGTACTCTGGAATGACTCTTCGGCAGTAGTCGGAAACTCTGATTGCATCCTCCATTTATCGCCATTAAACAAGCCTAATTGCTTACGGTAGAAGTTTATTCCTTCCAATGTTGCGCCAGCATTCCATAAAAACCAATCGTAATTCTCAAACGATTCTATAAATTCAAGCATGGATTTTTGAGAAGTAAACGGAATACGGTTCTTTTGATCTTTCAGCCAGGGGATGAATACCGGACGTAAACCGTTATTTCCCCTGACTGCCTGTTGCCATGTTCTATGAAAGTAGTTCCCTACCCCTTTAGCTGTTGATTCAAGCGCATACATTGTGTATGGCTCATTCATTGGTAGCGAACCTAAAATAGACTGACATAAATCTTCCGGTTCTTTACCTTGTGTTTTCTTCCATAAACCTATCTCAGTAAGGTGAGCCATTTTAACATCGTCAGACCGGATAGAATCAGGTTTTTCCATCGAGCCAATGGTTATTTTATTTGATCGCTCAGTAATAATCTTGATGTTTTGAGTTCCTTCAAATGGACGAAGATTTAAGACATTGACCGATTTAGGATATTCTTTAATCAAAGTTCCCATCATTGACCGTACATTGATTGCAGCCTGATTAACGTGAGCAGCTATCAAACTATTCCAATTGGTCTTTATTCTGATTTGAATATGTGACATGACCGTATCAATCAATGTTGATCCTCCAAACTGCCTTGATTTATCAAGAATCAAATTGATAGGCATATCCTTTGAAATCATATCGTAAATTTCGGACCATAATAACCTTTGAGGATAATTCAAAACAAAAGGAATCACAGTACCACCCTTTTTAGGTTTGATCTTTGCACAAACAGCAGCCCAAAATTCAAAGTCGGAATCTAACCGTTCATTAAAAAACATTTCCCTAACTGTTTTCTCTGGATCAACCTTAAAAGCCAATGGTTCATAATTCCTTCCTTCGAGCCTTACAAAATCTTTAATGCTTCCTATTTCTGCCAATTGCTGAACCCAGGGAAGATTCATCATGGCTAACGGTAAGTGAATAGCTGATTCAAACTCTTTGACTTCAAAAAGCTGCCTTTCGATACTTGAACCTATTCCTAAGTAGGGATCATAGGGAGCATCTAGTATTGCATTACGAAGGGCATTTTCCTGAAGGAGTTTGGACATGGGAAGTTATAATGTGAATGGGATTACTTCAGACATTAACCTATCAACTTCATTCATCTTTTTATTCATTATTTGATAAATGTGTTGTGCAATTTCTTTTTCTGAACAAGTCTTTTTACACAATTGAACACCAAATATTTCTAATGGTCTTACGGTAAGCATCCAATTCTCAGGATTATGAATATGCCCATGAATTTCAATGTCTTTACCGATTTTATATCTATTATGCTCTTTATTCCTTCCAATTGTCTTTTCCATTATTCAGGTTTTTGGTTCATTATCCTACTTACAGTGATCTGACTGTAATTCATTTCTTCAGCTATTTTTCTGGCATAATAAGAAGTTCGTAATTCAGTAGCTAGTTCCCCTGCTTCTTCGATGTACTTTTTGTGTAGTTCATGTACTCTTTTATGAAGTATAATCCTCATGGCAGATTCACCCCTGCCTTTTTTCGTTTCTGGGTTTTGCATGGTTATGAAGGATTAAGGTTTTTTCATGTTTTAATCTGTAAAATGTAGAACCCAAATATATAATAATCTTCACATAAAATGTAAATAGTTGTACTTTTTTTGTCTGTTAATTATCAACACATTAAATTACTTTGTCTGAAGTGATACTTTAAGTACAATTAAAGACAATTTACATGGATAAAGACGAAGTGAAAACAGCCATACAGCCGGAAGAAACAGGCCAAACAATGCCTGAAGAAACCGCAATGGGTAGCGGTTCTCCACCCGGAGCAGCCGATGAATCAGGAAACCAAAATCAGAAAGCCATTGACTATGACGGCGATCAAGGTATCGAATATCTATCTAACGATGTTGAAAACGCAATGCTTAAGGTTACATTGAGTGAAGTGCCAAGCACTCAAAGCTATAAAGCACAGCAATACTCAGCTATCAGTGAAGCCTATAAAGCATCACCGCCAGAGTATCAAAGAATCCTAATGCCGCACTTAATATCATTGATGGATTTAGGCGAGGACAAAGAAGATATTATCAAAGCTATCCGCGAAGCCGATAAACAGCCAGACCCAGAAACGC